CCCCTGGACGTGAAACTGGCCCTGATGGACGGCATGGAGCCCACGGTGCTGCCCTATCAGGAGCTGCTGCTCTTCACGACCCTGCGCCCGGAGCCCCAGAACCCCTACGGCGTGAGCCTTCTGCGGGGTCTGCCGTACTTCACGGAGCTTTTATCGCGCATCTGGCGCACCGTGGGCAGCAACTGGGAGCGCGCCGGCGACGTACGCTACAGCGTCATCTGCCGCTCGGATCCCGACGGCCAGGCCGCCGCGCGCAGCGAGGCTATGGCCGCCGAGTGGGCGAAAGCCATGTCCGGCTCCTCCGGCCAGGTCAGCGACTTCGTGGCGGTGGGCGACGTGGACATCCGCGTCATCGGCGCCGACGGACCGATTCTGGACTCTCAGGTGCCGGTGCGGCAGCTGTTGGAGCAGATCGTGGCCAAGACGGGCCTGCCGCCCTTCCTGCTGGGCCTAAGCTGGTCCACCACCGAACGCATGAGTGCCCAGCAGGCGGATCTTCTGACCAGCGAGCTATGGGCCCTGCGCAGAACCGTAGAGCCGGTGCTGGAGCGCATCTTCCGGCAGCATCTGCTGCGCAAGGGCCGCAGCTGCCCCGTGAAGATCGTCTAGGATGAGATCAGCCTCACGGACACCGTGGAGGAGGCCCGGGCGGCGCTCTACCGCGCCCAGGCGCAGCAGTTGGAACAAGCAAAGGAAAGGAAGTAAGGCATGAAGATCACAAAAGCGGCCTCGGCCGCACCCTCCGGCGCACCCAACGCCCTTCAGCTGGAGAAAATCAACGCCCTGGCCCGAGGCACCCTCACAGCCGAGGACGTGTACGTCTTTTCGGTGATTCTGTGCGATGACCGCCCCGACCGGGACTTCGAGCGCTTTGACACCGCCGCCCTGGCACCCCTGGCGGAGCTCTTCCGGGGCAAGACCGGCGTGATGGATCACGACTGGTCGGCGGAAAAGCAGATCGCCCGCATCTTCGACACCGAGCTGGTGGCTGACGGCGCCGCCACGGCCATCCGCGCCTGGTGCTATGCCCTGCGCAGCGAGGAGTCTCTGGTGGCCGAGATCGAGGCCGGCATCAAGAAGGAGGTCTCCGTGGGCTGCGCCATGGCAACGCGCCGCTGCAGCATCTGCGGCGCCAATTATGGCGAGTGCGCCCACAAAAAGGGCGAGCGCTACGGCAGCGAGACCTGCCTTGCCATTCTGGCAGATCCCGTGGACGCCTACGAATTCTCCTTCGTGGCGGTGCCGGCACAGCCGGCGGCGGGCGTGCGCAAGGGCTTTTCGGACACCGAAAAGCAGCTGGAAAAGCAGGCCGAGCTGGGCCGGGCGTATCTGGCCGCGCTGAAGGGCGAGATCACCGAGCTGGCCCTGCAGCTGGACCCCGCCCTGGACGAGACGCTGATGGCCGCCATAACCCGCAATCTGGAGCATGAGCACCTGCTGCAGCTGAAACGCAGCCTGCAGGGACACTACGAACACCGCTACCCGCCCCGCGTGCAGCTGATGCCGCGCAAGGAGCATGCAACCGGCATTGAACCGGAATACCGAATCTGAGGAGGAAAACACAATGAGCATTTTTCTCAATGGCATTGACGCCAAGTACATCACCATGGAGGCAGGCGAGACCCTGACCCCGGGCAAGGTCTGCTACACCCAAAGCAACTGGATCGCCAGCGACGCACCCGACGAAGAGACCTTCATTGGCGTCACCAAGGCCGTCCGCGGCGAGCTGGCCACCGTGCAGATCGCAGGCTACATCACCCTGCCCTACACCGGCGTGATCCGCGCCCCGGGCTTCCACTTCCTGTGCGCCAACGGCGAGGGCGGCGTCAAGGTCGCCGAGCTGGGCGGCAGAGAGTACCTGGTGGTTGAGGTTGACGAGCAGGCCGGCACCATCGGCCTGTTCCTGTAAGAATAAGGAGGAATTCACAATGGCATTTGACAATCTGCGCCTGGAAAAGGGCATGTATCGCGAGTCCGGCAAGACCTTCAGCCAGGTCCTGGAGGCCCTGGACCCCAGTGAAAACTACCGCGGCACCGCTCTGGAGGGCTCCGACGCCTTCCAGCGTCAGATCAAGCGCTTCGGCATCCGCCTGTCCGGCCCCAACTCCGACAGCGTGGAGAAGTTCTTCTCCACCATGGACTCCGCCGTGCTCTTCCCCGAGTACATCAGCCGCACCGTCCGCGCCGGTATGCAGGGTGAGGACCTGCTGAGCAAGATCGTTGCCACCAGAAGCGTCATCGACGCCATGGACTACCGCAGCATCTACACCGACACCGATGCCGATGCTCTGGAGCTCTCCGACGTGGCAGAGGGCGCCGAGATCCCCATCACCGAGATCCGCACCAAGGACCACCTCATCAATCTGCACAAGCGCGGCAGAATGCTGGTGGCCTCCTATGAGGCCATCCGCTTCCAGAAGCTGGACCTGTTTGCCGTCACCCTGCGCCAGATCGGCGCCGCCATCCAGAAGACCCTGCTGCGCGACGCCATTGACGTTCTGGTTTCCGGCGACGGCAACGGCAACGCCGCCCAGGTTTTCACCATCGGCACCGATCCCATCTCCGGCACCGCCGGCAGCCTGAGCTACAACGCCCTGCTGGACTTCTGGGGCCAGTTCGATCCCTATGAGATGAACACCTTCATTCTGCCCACCGCCGTCACCACCGCCATGCTGCAGCTGCCCGAGTTCCAGAATCCCCTGGCCGGCCACAATTTCCAGGGCACCGGCAACATGATTACCCCCATGGGCGCCCAGATCGTCCGCACCGACGTGGCTCCCGCGGGCAGCATCATCGGCCTGGACGCCTCCTGTGCCCTGGAGATGGTCCAGGCCGGCGAGGTGAGCGTTGAGTACGACAAGCTCATCGACCGCCAGCTGGAGCGCGCCGCCATCACCACCCTGGCAGGCTTCAGCAAGATCTTTGACGGCGCTTCCGCCGTGCTGGAGATCGGCTGATGACCATTCTGGAAGCCTCCGCCGCCATGGCCCGGGCCTTTGTGACGGAAGAACAGGCGGATGATGCGCTGATCCTCGCCTGCTGCAAGGCCGCCGAGGCGGAATTGCTGAACGGTCTGAAACCCGGCCTGACGGAAGAAGACTGCGCCGACAGCTTCACCATGGCCGTGAGCTATCTGGCCCTGAGCTACCTGTGCGCAGGAAAGTCCACCGCGCCCCAGCAGTTCACCGTGGGCGATGTGTCCATCCGCCGGGGCGGCGAGGACATTTCCGCCGCCTGCCTGCGTGCCCAGGCAAGGCTTGCCATGGCGCCGTTTCTGAAAGACAGCGCATTTGCATTCAAAGGAGTGAAAACATGAAAGAGCTTTTTTCCGCGCTTTTGCGCGACTATGCCCAGCCCGTCACCATTCTCCGGGAGGATGGCAGCGTAAGCACCCGCGCCTTCGTGCAGCCGGTGCGCGCGGCCTCGCAGCATGAAAACAAGGCCCACCCCCTGGGCCTTGTGCCGCCCGGCCAGGCCGTTTACATCGGCCCGGCGGACACGCCCATTGCGGACGCCGCGATCCTGTGCGCCGGCGTGCGCTGGCGTGTGCGCCGCTGGGAAGCCATTCTGGTGGGCGAAAAGAGCCTGTACACCTGGGGTGCACTCACGCGCGAAGGGGAGGAAGAAGCCGATGTTTGAGCTCAACAATATTCTGATCGCGGCCCTGCAGGAAGCGGGCCTTGCCGCCTGCGGCGAAATGGAACAGCCCGCCATCGCCCGTCCGGGTGCGGCGGTTTGCACCGTGGGCCTGGAAACCTCCGACGTGACAGATACTGCCTTCGGGCAGTATCTGGGCACGCTGGAGCACCCGGAGCGCGGCACCGTGAATCTATTCGGCCGACGCTTCTGCACCCAGGCGGCGCTGCGCCTCTTTGCCCCCGACAGCGCCCAGGCCTGCGACCGGGCCGTGCAGACGGCCCTGGACGCCCTTGTGAACCTGCAGGGCCTGCGCCTGGGCGAGATCCGCATGGAAAAGCTCGGCTGGGACGACGAGGCCGGCGCCTACACGCGCACCCTGAAGGTGCAGCTGCAGGGCATGCTCTACTGCCTGCAGGCCGACGAGGGCTCTCTCTTCACGGACTTCACCCTGCTGCCGACGATCATCTGAAAGGAGATAACCCATGAGCATTGTTTACCATGAGCGCCCGGGCGTCTACTCCGATGTGGACGCCTCGCGCATCTACGCCAGTGGGATCAGCACCAAGGTGGTGGGTCTGGTGGGCCTGTCCGAGGCCGAGCGCGGCCTGTACACCGTGACCGACAGCCGCTCCGGCGCGGAGACCTTCGGCGTTCAAAGCCAGCTGGGCCGCATGCTGCAGCTGTGCTACCAGAACGGCGCGGGCACCGTCATCTGCTCGCCCGTCATCACCGATTCCGAATCCGGCTGGACAAGCGCCATCAACCTGCTCATCGCCGAGCACAAGTGCTCCTACATCTGCGTGGGCAGCGATCAGGCTGCGGTGCACGCGGCCCTGAAAACTGCCGTGGAGGCAGCCTCCAAGGAGCGCAACGAGTGCATCGGCCTGGTGGGTGCGGGCCAGACCGATGTGTCCGGCCTCATTGCCCGCGCCGAGGCCCTCAACTCCGAGCGCATGGTGCTGCTGGCCCCGGCGGTGTACCTCTCCGGTGAGAGCACCGTCTCGAACGGCTGCATGGCAGCCGCCGCCCTGGCGGGCGCTCTGGCCTGCCAGACAGACCCCGCCCTGCCCCTGAACGGACAGGTCCTCGCCGGCATCGGCGGCCTGACGGCCCAGTACTCCGACACCGAAATCGATGCCCTGGTGCGCGGCGGCGTGACGCCCCTGGAGATGGTATCCGGCCAGTGCACCGTGCTGCGGGGCATCACCACCCGCACCAAAACCGGCGAGGTCCCCGACACAACCTGGCGCGAGGTGACCACCACCATGATCATCGATGAGGTGATCCCGGCCATCCGCTCCGCCCTGCGGGCCAAGTTCGTCCGAAGCAAGAACACCGCCGCCACCCGCGCCGCCATCCGCAGCCAGGTGGTCATCGCCCTGGAAGAGCGCGTGGCAAGGGAGATCATCGAAGGCTACGACACCATCACCGTACGGCCCGACACCGCCGACCCCACCGTGTGTGTGGTGGAATTCGGTTTCACCGTGGCCCACGGCCTCAACCGCATTCACCTGATGGCCCACATCAGCGTTTAAAGGAGGAACACCATGGCAACAAGAACAATTCCCACCACCGCTGATATCTACTTGGAGGCCGACGGCAAGCGCGTGGCGGTGGTGCAGAGCTACTGCGTCACCACCACCACCC